CCATAAACTCAAGGCCGTAGGGTGGGTCAGTGACGATGGCGTCCACGCTATCTGCCTCTAGCGTCTTCATCTGCTCAACACAATCTCCAACGAGTAGTTGACTCATCGGTTCACCCTCCTGAGATAGTCGATCCACATATGAACGCGCTGTGGGTAGCGCTCAAAGAATCCAATGGCTCGATTGCAGGGTGAGCAGAGCAGCGCCCTGACACACTTGCCACACGAGATCGGCCTTCCCTTAGTCCTGCCGGTACTGAGTGTCTGGTACTGGCAGCAGCGCGGATCGTGATCCACGGTCACCGCCCTAGTCTCACCAAAGCGGAGTGGCTCCTTGCACGCTCCACATCGATCAGCCTGTTCCAGCCGTAAGGCCGTGTACTGCTCCATCGTCATCCGATGGTTGTAGAGCGTGTACCTCAGCACCCTCACAGCTCGTTCGTCCTCAGTCTCTCTCTCCCTCCAGGCTCTCGTTGCCAGAGCACGCTTGCTCGGCTGCTCTTGCTTACGCATTGCGCTTCACTCCGAGAATCTCTCCGATAGGCAAGAGCCGAGACTTTCCGTCTCGTTTAGAAGGGGATATAGGGGTAGTTCTGCTCTGCTCTGCTCTGCTCTGCTCTGGTACCGTTGACTCCCCACCTTTTCGTGCTCGCCAACTTTGTCCACGCGCGGTCGAGGTTGGGTCGACTTGATACCGAGAGTAGTTCGACACTGCCACGACACCGTCGCCAGATTCGGTCAGAAGGCCCACCTGGATCAACTTATCCACAGCCCTTCCGAGCCGTGAGCCGATGACTGACTTGGCGTGTTGGCGGTTCTTGTAGACGCCACCGGAGCGCAGCGTCTTGACCTCAGCGATGAGGGTGATGAAGGCGCGGAACTGCGTGTCGGTTAGAGCTGCGATCTTGTCGTCCTTGTGACTGTTGACATCCCACTTGACCCATAGACTCATTTCGTCCTCCGCTCTGTGTTAGTGGCTGGGAGAGGTGGAGGTCACCAGTCTCTCCCAGCCGTAGATGATGCCGCTCAACTTAGAACGGCAGTTCCTCAAGCGCTGTCTCTAGCGCAGGGTTGCCATCGTGCAGCCCCTTCGCCTTGGCGGCAAGCATTGCCTCACCCTCATCGCGCACCTGGGCATTGACCCACGCGATGCTCGGCTTGCGCTTGCAGAAGTCGCCGTTCGACTTGCCAGAGCAGGCGTAGAAGGCGTTGTACGCCTTGCCAGCCTTGGAGACACCGGCAGGCTTGTGCGACCAAGCGGTGCGGTGGTCTGGGCATTCGCCCTCAGCGAAGAGCATTGCGGCTGCTACGGCCACATCGTTCGTGGGAAGTGACGGCTGAGATACCCTCACAGAAGCCACGGAGAGGGGTGTAGGAGCCACGGAGAGGCTCGCTCCTGTGCCTGACGCATAAAGAGACCGCCCTACTCCAATCTGAGCAGCGCAGCGGCGCAGAGCGTCGCTAGCTGCTGACTTGAGTGGCTCGTCATCCTGAGCGCTGTTTGGATAGCCAAAGTCCTGTCGGACCGTGGTCACGCCATCGATCACGGCGACCAAGGTGCCGTGTACGACGAAGCGCTGGGCGTCAGCAACCTTGACCTCAAACTGCCAGCCAGCCAGACCTAGAACATCGTCTAGGCGCTGAGCTACGGCTCGCGCATCTGCGTAGGTGAAGGTCATTCCGCCGCGCCCTGGGCGCTGCTTCAGATCCGTGCCGGTGAACGGTGCGGCCAGTGCCGCTGCGATTTGCTTAGTCATTCTCTGATCCTCCAATGGTCTCTACAGGTAGCAACTTTGCGGCTACCAGATTCAATGAACTCGCCTTTGCAATGTGTCCGCTCTCGAATACCGTTCCCTCCTTCACTTCAGTTGCCAGATAAAGATACTGGCTCTTATCCATCACTCCGAGCAGCCACGCGCGCTGGTACCGATCCGCGTGCGGCGGTCCATTGCGGTCCTCTCCAGGCGCGAGCTGCAAATGAACGAAGGCGTAGTAGTCCACCGCTTGGTGGTCTCGGATGTAGTCAAAGACGCTGACCTCAACATCGTCACCTGCCGGTCGGCTCCATCCCTTGGTCTTGACATCGACCTTCAGGCCGCAGACCACATAGTCGTGCGTCGTGAGGTCCACTGGGAGGTACGGCATCTTGCGCTCGCTCAACACCGCCTCAAACACGGCCTGCCCTAGCACGCCAGTCCAAGTCGTATTGCCGTTCGCCTTCTCCTTGCGGAAGCGCAGCGCATTGCTGGACTGCGCCTGCTTGAACATCTCTTCAGCCCTGACCTTGATCGCGGTGGTGAGTTCTACTTCAATCACGCTTGATCCTCCTTCCCAAAGACGCGGAATACTCGCGCCCCTGGCTTCTCTGAGGTGAAGCGTGTGACCGCCTCACCGTAGGTGTCTGGAGCAACCGTTCGCAGGACATCCGCGATGCTCTCCCAGTCCACCTTGACGCTGCTCTTGTTGGTCTTCCAAGTGGCAAGCCACCCCTGACCCTTGACGCCTTCGCCGTCGGCGATGGCTTCCTTGATGGCGATTGCCATCTCCTTCAGCGCGGCATCGGCAGCCTCTGCCTCTGCCTTCGCTTCGATGTAGAGCCGAGCGATGTGATCCAGCTGCGGATCTGCCACGGCGTAGGTGTTGTTGCTCTGCGGCTTGACTTCAGCGAGCGTGTCGCTGTCGTTGCCGGTCAGCGGTGGCGGAGTCTTGGACTGCACCAACTCGCGGAACGACACGGCCTTGTCAAACAGTTGCGTCTGGTAGACAGGGTCAGCCTCCACGCGCTCAATGCGGAACACCAAGCCAGAGAGCAGGACTGCGACATCGCAATACTCAGCCCCTGTGATGAACATCTGCCACTGCACCTGATCGACATACTCAGGCGGCACTGGGTACAACTGCCAGCGGCTGCTCGTTGAGGTCTTGATCTCTACGAGTCCTGTGGTGTCGCCAACGATGGTGCGGTCCAGTGACGCCATCGCCCAGGGATGCTCCTTTAGGCGCACGATGCCGTTGGACTTCCGCAGCTTCTTGCCAGTCTCGGCGGTGTAGTAGTCGGCGACTGCCTGCTCTAGCAGTTGACCGCGCTGCGCGGCTGCTCCGACTTCCTGCTCACCGACCTGACCAGTCAACTCTGCCCAGAGACGGTATGCGGTCTTGTACGGCGATGTGCCGTTGATGGCCGTAATGCCGGTGGCGGTGATGCCGCCCTTCCGCATCTCGAACCACTCTGGACTCCGCTGCGGTGCGGATACAAACTCAAAGCGCTTGCTCACTTGACCTCCTGTGTCTTCTTCAACGCCTTCACTGCGGCGCGCAGTTTGCTCTTCGCTTCCGTCAGGCGCTGCTTGTCGCCTGTCTCGTAGATCTCTACGACCTTCTGCCAATGGCTGACCTTGCAGTCAGGGCAGAGACGCTCAATGAGATCTGGCTTGACCTCCGTCGCCATCTGCCGCCAACAGATGGTGCATTTCCACTTGGTCACTGCGTGCGCCCCAGCACCGGCTGGCTCTTGGCGATCTGGATCAGCAGCGCCCAGCAGACGCCGCAGATCTGGTCACGCTTCTGCGTTGACTTTGGCTTGATCGGTGTCTTGCAGTAGGCGCACTTCATCGTGAGACCAACTTCCAAACCAAGACGGCCAGTACCCAGAACGCCATCACGGCGACGGTGTAGCTGAAGCGCTGTCGGTTGTGCGCCTCTCGTTCAAGGCGCTGATAGTCGCTGAGAAAGTGCGGCCGCACGACCATCTTGGGCGTGGTCTTTCGGTTGACTTTCATAGTGAACCGCCAACGATCAGCACAAGGATGATCGATGCAATGAAGATGGTGTAGGTCACCATCTCGGCGATGCTCGGCATCTCGCGGTATGCACGCAGACCTGCAAAGTCCGACTTAGGTCGGTTGCGATTGTCCGGTGTTCGCGGATCGTAGTACCGCCTAAGCTTGCCGTTCTCCAGAACGCTGAATGTCTGTGGCTTCCGATTCATCTTGACCTCCTGTACCAGCAGAGCCGAATGGCTCATTCCTCACTGGCAGGAGCAGCATACGCTCAACGGCAAGCAGCCGTCAACCCCTAATGCACAAGAAGTGGGGTGAATATCTTTTATGCAGGGTGGATAGCCCCTGGGTGAAGGAGGGATCACCCAGGGGAAGCCGTCTAGGACGGCTGCGATAAGTCCTCTAGGCTGACGGCGACCAAGAGCCGGAGGCAGACCCCACAGAGCAGCTCGCCTGTGGACTCAACATCCCAAACTCTGGCGACCATCTCGCAGACGGAGCAGTTGCCGAATGGCTTGGCAACTCGAACTGGCACGATTTACTTGTGAGGGCCGTTGCCGTTGGCGATCTCTGCCTTCGCCTTGCCGATACCGAACTTAGGATCGTCAGGGTTCAGGGCGCGCACGATGACCTGGAGGCAGGCAGCGATGGCACCTGCAAAGATCATATCCGCCTGATCGGCGTCTAGCCGCGTGATCTGGGAGCCGCTCGCCAAGGCGATGGCGAGTCCAGTGCCGAGACCTGTGCGGAGCGCTTCGATCACCATCTCGTCAATGCCGGTATTGGCGACGATCCAGCCGAGCGATGCCGCAGCCTTAGCGCGGAAGCCCTTCTTGCCGTTGCTTGCCTTCGCGGCTTCAACGAGTGCAGAGATGGCTTCCTTGCCCTTGTCATCCCAGTCCACGCGCTGGAGGGCCGCCTCAGCGTCAGCGATGACGGCGGCTGTCTTAGTGCTCTTTGCCATTGGAACCTCCTTAGCGTGGCTGGTTGGTGCCTGTACGACGATTGTAGGAGCAGGTGCAGGAGCGCTGACTGGCACTACCACAGGCGTTGGAGCCACGACTGGCGTTGCGGCTGGAGCAGGAGTGGCGACCTTGCCTGGGTGCGTGACGATGAGGAGCGCCTTGAAGTCAGCCTTCAACTTGCCAGCCTTGACCTTGCTGTTAGCGATCTGGCGCAGCTGCGCCTCTGTGACCGGCACGCCGTACTTCTCAGCGGCGACCTTCTCGTCGCGCGTCGGACACGCCCACTGCCAGCCGTCAACATCGTCATAGCCAGCGGAGGTCATATGGCCGTAGCCGTCGGTGATCTTCTTAGGATCGGTCTTGGTCCAGTAGCGCTTCCAACCGTCGTGCCACTTGCTGATTGGTACGCCTGCTGGGTAGCCGATTGGCTGCTGCACCCAGACCATCAACGCCGCGCCACCCTTGGCGGCGGCGACTGCGTCCTCCCACGACTTGGCGTAGCGAGCCTTGCCACCGAGTACGGCGATGGTCTGCGCGGCTTCCTTCAGTGAGCCGCCAGCGTCAGAGATCCCCTGCTTGTCAATGCGCCCTGTCGCCTTCTCGAATGCGGCGACGCCCTGAGCGGCGGTGTAGTCCACGGTGTAGCCAGACGCCCACGAGACGGCGGCCGCACAGGATGACCAGGTGCAGTCATCTAGGACCTGCTTAGAGCCTTTGAGTTGCGCCTCTGCGTCGGCGTAGAGCTGTGACTTGACCTTGTACTTCACGCTGCGTTCTCCTTCTTGATCAGTACGGCGACTGCTCGACCGGCTGCGTCAAAGTCTAGCGCGGCGCTGATAGGGAATCCCTCAGTGCAGCCCTCCGAGTAGTCGTTGCCGTCTTCGCCCTGCTTCCAGAGCGTGCCGCCAAAGGCGCTGTTCTCG